GAAGAGTTGGATGGAAGTGTTGCTTGTTGAGCATCATAGGTTGCTTTGAGCATGGAAGTAAATGAACCGTCAGCGTGGGTGATAATTGCGTGAGTTTCGGTTCCCGCCATAGTTTCAACATCAATAAAGGTAACTGTATCCATTACAACTCCGCACTAAATCCGAGATAGCCGCCAGAAATTAGCAAAAGGGAATAAACGCCCGTTGTGGAAAAAGATGAGGATTTGTTTACATCTATTCCAGCGCTGTAAATGCTATTGACATTTGAATCAAGAACAACGCTTGACGGCGTATTTCCGCCAGCATTTCCTTGCCATTGAATACTTGAAAGCGCATTGTAGTCAATTGCTGTCGCTGCTACTCGCATTGTTACAGGGTAAGGAATAACTGCAAAAAAACCGCCAGTTGAAAATCCAAAACCTGTACCAAGAGGCGTTTGGTTAGCATTTGTGATGCGGTAGTAGTAACGCTGGCAAGCGGCTAACTCCCCCTGAAGTGTGCCACCAGCGCGAGTAAAGGTAGTTAAAGTTGAGCCAACTTCCATTTGTACGCCAAACAAATCAATAATTCCATTCAAGCCCATTGAGGTTTCAAAGTTTAGAGTCAAACCTTGGTCTGTAACGGATTTTGATATTGCTGGAACTGAAACTGTGTATTTAGCCCAAGATGAAGTTAAAGTAAAAGCACCCGAACCAACTGTTGTACCTTGATAATAAAATACTTTTCCTTCAGATGTATTACGATTCAAATATACATTGAGTGCTGAAGATGTAGAACTTCTTGCCCAGAATGAAATAATTGTTGCTTGACCCTTGATGGCGTTAAATATAGCCGCTTCAATAGGCTGGCAAAGGGTTAAATCATAGGTGCCAGCAACAGTATTTTGCAGTCGTGCAAAGTAATTGCTTCCAGCAGGTTCGGTAGATGTTGCCGCCATTTGGGTAACTGTGTAGGTAGCGGTATTGGAAACTGCGTACCAGCGGTCTGCGGTATAAACACCTGTGCCAAATCCAGTAAATGTTGTGCCACGCTGCCAGTTGTCAAACCCGCCGTTTATGATGAGATTACGGCCAGCAGCCTGATTGCCAGCCCAACCCACACCGTTACCCGCTAAAGAGTTTGCCACGAGTGTTGAACCGTCAGCGCCGACAGCAAGGTTTGTAACGGATCCAGATCCGGTCGCAACGATTGTGTCGCCTTTAGCTGTAACAGTTGAGAGAGGAATCGCGTTGGCAACTGAGAAGCTGCTGGGTGAAGCAACTGTCGCGATATCGCCAGCAACGAGCGCATTGGTCAAGCTGACTGATGTGCCATTGGAAGCTGTGTAATCGACCCCACGCTCAAGTAGAACGCCGTTGACGAACACCATTTCCGCACCTGCCGTGTAAGCAAGGGTTGTGGAAAATGCGTCGGATCCAGATAGTGAAGTCTCGCCACCTGACGAGGTAAAGCGCCATTGTGAGAATGTGACACCGGAAGTGCCGAGCGCGGAAAGACGAGCTGCAACGGTGGAGTAGCTTCCTTGGGGATTTGTGCCCAGGGTTGTCTCGATAGCTGCAATCGCATCGTTGGCGTTGTCGTGCTGCGCCGCGTGTGGGACGGTGCTCGACGAGAGCGTGTCGGTGGAAGCCGGATTCGTGAACGAATCAAGACTGCCGGGATAGCTAGTTGTCACTGGTTCTCCTTATGCGGCTGGCGTTGCAGGTGGTGTGAGTTTGGCTTCGAGGGCAGCGACTTTGGCTGACAATTCTTGAATGGCTTTTGCCATGGGCGCGATCATCTCTTCGTAAGCCATACCCTGACGAGAATTTGGATCGTTAGGGTCATCAAGAGTCCATCCAGCAAATTTGTCGCCCACGCCGAACTTGTCCAATTGCGCTTTGACATCTTGGGCAATAAATCCGTAGTGGTATCGCTCCCCTTGAGTTGTTTTGATGTGATCAATGATTCGATCACCATTTGCGTCAATTTCTGGTTCGCCGTTTGCATCAAATTTGGGAACTGGAATGTTGTAAATTTTTGTAAATTTAGACGGGGTGATTGCATTGATAAAATCTAAACCTAGGTCGGATTCGGCAATGTTGTTTTTCAATCTTTGATCAGATGTGCTTATTGAAGAATTTGTTGCATAAACACGAAGCCAACGAGTTGTTGAAAGACCTAAGTTTGAATCAGAGTCAAAATACGGATACCAGTTTGAGTAACATCCGGCGGTTGATGCGCTGACCATGGCAATACCATTGACACCAAATCCTGTTACCGAAGTTCCCAATGTTGGGGTATTGCGCGGATATGAAGTGTGAATGAAATTTGATGTTCCAGATGTTCCAACTGTTACATCGATGCTTGAAAGGGTTCCGGTAACAATGTTTCCAGCATTGATGTTGGAGACATTCACAACGCTGGCATCAATAGTTCCAGTGCTGATTTTGCTGCCAGAAATGTTTGTGCCAAGCGCACCATTTCCGAGAGCGTTGGCGACCCATGAAGAACCGTTCCATGTCGAGATGGCATTGTCTGAAGATGTGTTGAACCACATATCTCCTGAGACATAACTGCCACCTGAAGGTGCTGAACCAGATCGATAGATCGTGTTCTTGCCATTTGCCGTTGATTGAGCAGTTGTCGCCGTGGAGTAAGCGGTTGATGCCGTTGAACTTGCGCTTGATGCAAGGCTGTAAGCGCTCGATGCCGTTGAAGAAGCTGAAGTTGCCGTGGATTGTGCAGTGGTGGCAGCCGTTAGAGCCTGATAAATCGTGCCATCTTGAACATTGTCCCAATTATTGCCATCCCAGCGGTACATGATGTTTCCTGGGGTGGATGTTCCCGACAAGACTTGGGTGTCATACCAAATGTCTCCAATGTTTTGAGCAGTCGGAGCGCCGTAAGCAGATCCGGTGTCAGGATTGGTGGCCGTTGGATCTTGGTAAAAAGTCGTGGATTGATTATTGGCATCCAACGAATCAAGCGTGAAGTCAGTTGTGTTGTACCAAGTCGACTCCGGTACTGGAGTGTTGGTGTATTGAGGACAAAGTGGCATCGCTCCCCCTAGATCGTTATTGAAATGTTGTTGACAGGTGAAGTCATGAGTTCAGTGCGCCAGTTGGCAGGCGTGATGGAATGTTTGTAACCCTCAACCACGGTTTGCAAGGTCAAGCTGCGACCATCAACTGTCGTTCGATCGACCGTGACCTGATCTCCGATTTCAAGAGAGAGAAAATCAGGATACAAAACGCCCAAATTGAGAGCATCAAATTGAACGGATTGTACCAATGACGCTGGGCTTGAATCTTTATAGGAAAGATATTTAGCCATTTCAATCGCATCTGAATCGTTATACAACGGCGCATTGATGGTGACAGTTTTAATGCCGAATTTGGTTGTCGACGGCGCGTGGCGTGAGTGGTGAGTTGTCGCCCCGTCACGCTCGATGATGGCATCGTTGATGACCTGATATGTGCCAGGGGTTGTCTCAAGGGTGTCATATTCGATTGTGTATGTGGCTTGGGAATCTGACAAATGCAAACGAGTCGGACGCGAGAACTTGTCTGAAAGAGGAAGCAGGGTGGCAATTCCATCGCGAGAGATATAGAACCGACCTGCTTCGCAATTCACAGCTTCTTCGATCAACTTCTGCAATGTTCCAGATTGAGTCGTTGCTTGCATCTGAACCGAGCCTGTGAGGTTAGTTCCATCTACCCAGTTGGCATAGGTAAGCATTCGACTAACGCGACTGGAAGTCGTCTCGCCAGCGTGAAGAGCTGGGGAAACTTGAGCCGCGTACATCTTTGAAAGTAGCGCGATGCCGTCTGTGAAGACCATGCTGGCTGTTGGAGTGAAGCCTTGGTTGCAAACATTTGTTTCAAGATAGCCTTGAAATAGAATATAATAAGTTCCCGACCAAGTTGCGACGATGCGCATCTTGAGTCCGGCCTGCAATTGGTTTACACCGCTGACAACATACGGGCTGGATGAGCCTGTGTATTCAGGATCATAATAACCCGATGCGTTGTCGAAAATGACTGTGGCATTGCCGGGATCATTTTTTTGATCAGCTCGAGATCGACCTCTTGTGATGTCAATTTCCATATAATCTGTTTTGGTTGCAAATACCCATGAACCATTGATCCAAAATTCCACCGTAAGAACTGGCGTGACTGAACCGTCAAAAATTGGCATTTACAACCCCAAGCTGGAAAGTGGCGCACCCTTGCGTCGAAGCGCTTGGGCTAGACCATCGCGAACTGTATTGATCAAATCATTTTGAGCAATGATGGAACCTTGAACATTGACGGTGACATTCATGCCACCACCGAGCATTCCTTTGCCCTTGCTCAATGGAACGACTGCTTCTGCCCCAGCTTCACCGATCATTGCGATCGTTGGTTTGGACACGATGCCGCCATTGGCAAGTTTTGGAATGTCCGGGATGTGCGGAATACCAATTGAAATGCTTGTTCCCGGAATGTGAACATGAGGAATGTCATTGATGAATCCAATGACCTTGTCAATCAAGCCGATCCAAAAATTGATGTAATCCTTGATGATCGATCCGACATCATCAAAAATGCCTTTGAAGAAGCTGGCGATGCCAGATCCGATGGCTTTGATTCCATCCCAAGCGTCAGAGACCCATTGCTTGATATCTGACCAAATCTTCTTCCAGTGCGTTGCGATATACACGCCAGCGGCAACAAGTAAGCCAATGGCAAGAACAATGCCGCCAGTGGCAAGAATCATGGATGCGTTAGCCGCCACCCATGCAGCTGCCGATTCAGCAGCGGAAGAAATGGCAACCATGGAAACCGCTGTGTATTGCAAAACTTTATCGGCAACCCATGCAGCGCCCTTTGCGATATCTGCAACGAACGCCTGGATTTGGACAACGGATGCTCGAACCAAGGTTGCTATGTAAGCACCGATGGCAACGCTGAGAACGCCAACAATGACTGAACCCAGTGCAATTGCCGCTGCTTTGTGCTTGGTAAACCATGACACGATACCGACGACAACACCGATCAATTTAGTGATGACGGGCATGAGGACTTCGCCAAAATTCTTGGCAAGGTCTGAACCCTCAGCATGGAGCGCTTTCATGCGTCCGGCCAATGTGTCAGCTGCTGCGGCTGCTTGACCGTGAATTGCCGCTGCTAATCCCTTGAGGACTGTTGTGCCAGCGTTGGAAACATCCGTGACCTTTTGCTGGTCGACCTTGATCTTGTCCAACATCTGCGCATAAACAAGGTGTGCTTTGCTGCCAGCGTTGAGAGCATCGGTGTGACCCTTGAGATAGGTCGTGGCCTTCTCTTGCTCATTTGTAAGATTTTGTTGAGCAGTCATGAGCGCTTTTGCGCCGCCTGCTACGACGGGAAGATCGATACCAATCTTCTTGAGTGCCGTTGTTTGGCCTTCTGCTGCCTTTGTGACCATTGTTGCGGCCGTGGCAAGGTCAATGTGCTTATACGCTGCCAAATCCGCTGCAAGCCCAATGTCGTTGATTGCCTTTTGAGGACTCTTGAGTCCAGTGGTGAGATTGGCAAGAGCTTCCTGAACTTGAGCATTCGTGTAGCCGTATTGCTCCATCGACTTTTGAACTTTGTCGATCTGGGGTGCAAAATTGTTGAATTGTGCGCCAGAGTTCTTCATAGCGACGACAAGTTTGTTGTGTGATGTATCAAACTCATCGGCCATCTTGATGCTATACGCACCAACAGCAAGCGCGGAAGTGCCAAGGCCAATCAGTGCAACCTTGCCGACGGCGGCTAGTTTGTTGAAAGAACTTGAACCATTTTTGTTGAGACCATCAATTTCCTTGGTCGCAGTTCCCATGCTCTTTTGAAATTGATCAATGTTGGCACGAAGCTCGACGAAGACTGGAGGTAATGAACTCACAAGATTCCTCCTTCTCGTTTGATGGCTTTATCCCAACCCTTTTCAAAAGTCTTGCCCATAAGAGGTTCGACCTTGTCCACAGCTGGTTTGAAATATGGATATTTGGCTTCGAGTGGACGCTTTTTGACATTGTTTGGAAGAGCGCCAATACCAACGCCACCAACATAATTGCCCAAAATGTCGCGCTTTGGTCGCTTGACTCCACCAACACCCTTGTAAAGCACGCCGGACATTCGTCCAGGTGATCCTGCGCGTGGTGAGTTTGTTTGGCCTGTTGTGCCTTCGACTTGAAAGGTCTTGCCAGTGATGGTGCTTGCTCCGCGTTCAGTCCAACGAGGTTCACCTTTGAGGTTTGCCCGAACAGCGGCCTTGAGTTTGTTTTGATTGGCTCGCAATGCGCTCAAGGTTGCCTTATCAACACGACCTTGAATGTCTTTGGCTGTTGAGTTGAATTGAGAAATCCCGCGAAAGACTGCTGAAAATACTTCGCCAGCCATTAGTCATCCTCACCATTTGCCATTTTGTTTTTGACTTCCGTGTACACCTGATCAATTTGCAAAAGCCAATCAAGAATCACTGCTGATTCATTTTCAAGCTGGGAAGGTGTGCAATGTAAAAGAGTGCAAAGTCGATATGTTTTGAGGTGCTCAGGTAGCTCTCCCCTGACCGTGCCACCCTCAAGCGCCCGACCTAAGCGTCTGAGGGCTTGATGGGGGAATCTGGGTCGTTGTTGAAATCAAATTTTGGCAACATATCAGTTGCGTTTTTGGCGCATTCTTCTTTGAGAATGTCATAGTCAGCAGCAATCAAATCACCTAATGAATCCAAAGTGATTGGGCTGGCAAATGACCATGATTCAACGCGAGCCAATATGGTCAAGTCGTTGAGTTCGTTGAATTCATCGATGATCGAAAGATCCAAAGATGCAGCAACTTTCTCTTGTTCTGACTTGTCGTTCAAATCTGGAGATGCTTGCAATGCTGTCATGGATTGACTTTGCCCGATCTTCATCATGGCTTTTTCAATTGGACGGCGCAATTTCACAGGAACGGCGGCTGTATCGCGAATGGATGCCCAACCGCCGTTTGTGAGAGATATTTTTGTTGACATTATTTTCCCCTGTTCGTTGTATTAGAGTGCTGAATCCGAAGTCTGATAAACGATCGAAAGTGGAACATCTGATCCATCGTCATAAACTGTGAAATCCATTGCAAGGTCGATGACCTCGGGGCCGGATACCTTTGGAGTGTCTCCATTGAACTTCACCGCTGAAAGTGTGATTGTCAATGATTGCTTGTAAGAACCAGTGATTGTGTTACCTGTAAAGGTCAAAGCAATTGCAGTTTGCGCATCGCTGAGAACCTTGTTGAACAATGTTGTGTCGGTAAATTCTGCGGTGCACTTTCCTGTGATCGCACGGAATCCATTGATGACTTGCTCATTCTTGGTTCCACTGCCACCGAAGTTGTAACGACCAACATTGAGAACATTGTCAACTGTCAAAGTGAAGTCACGGATGTTGGCGACTGCTGTGCCATCGATGGTGATTGCACCTTGTGAAAAATTGAACAAATTATTGGTTGCTGTGTATGAAGCAGTTGCAAGAGATGTGCCAGTTGTGAGCGATGCACCATCAAGTGTAAATTTTCCGGTAGCAATGCCACCGTTGGCAACTGCCAATTCAAATGCTGAAACCTTGACACCTGAAACAGTCTTTGGAGTAACAGTTCCAGCATATTGAGGAACGCCAACCTGGGCTGTCATTGAATGACCAAATACATCACCAAGGCTAAAGGTGTAGCTATAAACGCCAGTTGTGACAGTTGTTGGTGATGGGAATGAACCAGTTGCGTGAGCAAGAATTAGTCCAAGTCCGTTTGATGGCAAATCCATCGTGAAATCACCGGTGGCATCTGAAGTGGTTACAACACGACGCTGTGAACGAGGAAGAAGGCCGCCTGAGCGAAGTCCCATTCCGACAGCAGTCTTCTTGTTGTATTGAATTGATTCTGATGTGAACTCATAGAATCGTGAAACTGTTACAGCGTTGTTGAAAGTTGTTTCGGTCGCGATACCCAGCTGCGAACCTATACCTGAGCCAATGGCCATTTATTGATCTCCTAGTTCTGTGCAGCCGGAGCGTCCGGCGTTGCTGTTGGGGCTACTGCGTCAGCAGATGCCCAGTTTGAGGGTTGTTCAAGTAGTGAAGCGGCAGCATCATCTGCCACATCAACAATTTCCCCAGCCTTGACGGTCAACCGCAGGGTGGGAATAACAAGATCACCGAGAGGTGACACATTTTGGATCTTCGCCATGATCGCTCCTAGATTTTTGCTTTGTAGGTGATAACAAATGGAATGACTACGCCAGCACCAACATTGGTTTGACGATAGGAAAAACTTCCAGAAGTTAGGTCTGAATAAAGAACTAGCCCACCGAAACTGATATCTGATCGAATCTGAGTTTCGACTGCCGCCAATAGCGCAAAAGCAGCTGTGCGTAGGCTTGCAAGATTTGTTGTGCCGTTGCCAGCCCAAAGAACACAATTGACGCTGCCTTCTTCAAATTTGGAATGATTTCCCAAAAGGCCTTCATATTCCTGATGCATTGAACCAGCGTTGACATCATCGCCCTCAAGTGCGCCATCATGCCCAACTGCAATTGCATTGCCAGGGTATGAGTAGTCAAGCTCTATGCCATCAAAGATTCGAACGCCACTCAAAGCCGCATTTGCCTGAAGATTTGAAACCAGAGTTGAAACAAATGTGGGAAGGACTGAGGTACTCATGCAACACCTGGCAGCTTGATTGGATCAAGCAATTCCATAGCGCGACGAGGAAGCGAATAGGTTGGTGTTGTGTAAAGGTCATCTCCGGTGGTTGATCGAGACATGACATTCATAGATCCGCGCTGGCTCATCCATAGATGACGGATGATTTCCAGCACTCCCTGCTTGGCAGAAGCAGGTGGATTGGCATAGCCAGCAACATAAGAGATGCTGACATTGTTGAAGCCAGGCGACCAATATCCGTACGAACTAACTGCGTAAAGGGTGTCTGACCCCACGCGGAAGAGCCGTTGTCCGGTGTAGTCAAATGAATACGCCGAAGGATCAACAACCACGCCATTTTCATAAACTGAAGTGATTGAAATGATGCGCGGGTGGCGAATTCGAATGAATTCAATGCCGCCATCGTAAAGCTCTGAGGTATAAGTGCGTTGACCCAAGATCACGCCTGTGTAATTTTCGGCGAGTTCCGTCGCTGTATCCATAAACTGACGAATTTGAACATCATCGTTGACGGTGGCACTAGGGATGTCGAGGAATGCCTTGACTTCATCAAGACCAACGATTCCGATCTGGCTGAAATCGCGAACGGTGAAATCATCTGAGTAAGCACTTGCATTGCTGCCCGTTGCCACCCATTTGACTGCGTAACGACCGACAAGTGTTGGTGTGAAATCGCAGTTATAGGTTCCAGTTGCCGCGTTGACGACCGATCCGCTGACATTTGTTCCATCAGGTAGGTAGATCGTGCAAGTGACCGCTGTGGCGTTCACAACGGCGTTATTGGCATCTGTGAGTGTTATTCCTAGCGGAACGACATCTCCAAGGTCATACACGGCCATGTGATCTCCTAAACCAGTGCGTCACGATCGCGCTTTGTCATAGACGCTGCGGTTCGCGGATTGTTTGTGATTGTTGCGGATGTGCGGTTTGCCTTCGTCATCGACGGT